CGCAAAGGCTGGTAATGTGAATTTTGTTCAAGTCTATGTAACTGGAGCAGATTCAAGCCACTATTTTAATTTAAGTGCTGGAACGGCAGAAACACCAACGGGCGGAGGTAAGATTATCTCTAACATAACGAGTTTAGGGAGTGGATGGTATAGATGCGAGTGTATTTATCAGGGAAGTTCAACGGGTGCAAATATTTATATTAGAGATGCGGTAAACGGTACGGCATCAATAGGCGATAATATACTAATCCAAGACGCTATGCTGAACGAGGGCTTAGTCGCTCAACCTTACATTGAAACAACAACAACGGCAGTATATGAGGGTATAACAGATGACGTTCCTCGTGTTGATTATAGCGGTGGAGGATGCCCAAGTCTTTTGCTTGAAGGACAGAGGACTAACCTTGTAACGCAGTCGGAATACTTTGGTGCGTGGACAGAAAGTGGATTAACAATAACTGACAACAATGCAACTTCTCCAGAGGGTGTTTTAAATGCTGCTAAATTAACATTACCAAGTGGTTCTGCGACAAAAAGAATTGCATTAGGTTCAATGCCAGTTACTGCCGTTGCAAGGTCTTATTCTTTCTTTGTTAAAAGTGATGATATAACTGCGGTTCAATTAGTTCATAGTGGAGATTTACAAGGATATGCAAGATTTGATATTTCAACGGGCGTTGTTGGTTCATCGGGAACTAAAACAACAAGTAATATAGAAAATTACGGCAACGGATGGTATAGATGTGTTGCTAATTTTGATTCAAGTAATGCCTTTGGTTCTACTATATATTTATACATAAGCGATAGTGCTACGGGTGGTTATGGTGGTTCAACATCAGCAGAAGGTGATTTGTTTGTTTATGGTGCTCAATATGAAGAGGGAAGTTATAGCACAAGTTACACACCCACATACGGAACAAGCACGACCAGAGTGCAAGATAGTTGTTCTAAAACGGGAATAAGTGAGTTGATTGGTCAAACGGAGGGTACGATGTTTGTTGAGTTTGATATTGATTCAAATGTAAACACCGAAGGATATATTATTAGAATTGATGAATCTTCTTTTAATGATACTATTTACATAGTTAGGTTGGCAAATGGGAATTTATCAATGACTTTGCGTTCTGGTGGGTCAGGTATTGCTTCCTATACTGCATCAAATATTAGCGGACACAATAAAGCGGCATTTGGATATAAAAGCGGGAATTTTGCTTTTTATCTGAACGGAACGCAATTAGCAACAAGCACATCAACCTACACCAACGGAATTACTTACAATGAAATTCGTTTAGGTGCGTTCAACGCAAGTGGATTGGCAACTATGGCTGGAAAAATAAAACAAGCAATCGTATTCCCTACCCGTTTAACCAACACCGAATTAGCCGAACTAACAAAATTATAACAAAATGAGTTTATTAAATAAAGCATCATTAATACAAATACCAAGCGGATATAAAGATGGCACGTTATATAGTGCCAAGCCAACTAACGGAGATGGAGATTTTACCTTTAGTCGTGGTTCTAACTTAGCGGCTACCCGTGTTAATAGTGAGGGGTTAATTGAGAAGGGAAGGGAGAATTTAGCGTTATATAGCCAAGAACAAACAAATGGTGTTTATTTTAGAAATAACATTGATTCAGTAGTTGCCGTATCAAACCCATTAACTGGAGAAAATGATGCGTTTAAGATTACATCAAACACATCAGATGATCCTTATTTTCTTCAAAATATAACATCAGTAGGAAATGGAGTTTATACGTTAAGTTATTGGCTTTGGACTGATACTGGACAAAGCACAGAGGCAACAATGTTTTTTTACAATCAAGCGGCAACGGAAGTAAACACAAAATCAATTACCCTAACTACAACCCCAACGCGTTATTCGTTTAATGTTAATTTTGCGAACACTGGTTCTACAATGACAGTCCGACTTGATTTTAGACAATCAGGAGGAAGCACTCAATATATATATACTTATGGTTGGCAAGTAGAAAGAGGCTTAGTAGCAACGGACTATATTCCTACAACCACCACAACTGCACAAGCAGGTATTCTTGAGGATATGCCACGCCTTGACTATTCGGGTGGGGCGAGTTGTCCAAGTTTACTTTTAGAGAGTCAGAGGACGAATAGCGTTTTACATAGTGAATTTATAAGTACATACTTCTTTTATACTAATGCAAGTGCATCAAATAATGCTACAACATCACCCGAAGGGGTGGTAAATGCGGCAAGTATTATTCCCGATGGAACGAGCGGAATACATCAAATAGCATCTTCAAATATTAGTGCAAGTGGTTCGTTTACTTTGTCTGCCTTTGTGAAAGCAGGTGAATTAAATAAGATTGCAATTCGTGAAAGCAATGCGACGGGTGCGTATGCTTCTTTTGATTTGTCTACGGGAACAAAGATTGAGGACAATGTAAGCGGTGATGCGTTTATTGAGCCTTTTGAAAATGATTGGTACAGAATAGGTGTAACTTACACATATAGCGGCAACATTCGTTTAGGTATCAATGTACTTTCTAATTCCTATACAACGGGCAACCCGTCAAGCGGTGCTACTTATTGGAGTAGTAACGGAACGGACAAATTGTATGTGTATGGTTTGCAGTGTGAATTAGGTGCATCCTACGCCTCAAGTTACATACCTAGCTATGGGGCAAGTGTAACTCGCTCGGCTGATTCTTGTGTTAAGACGGGTGCAACGGCGTTAATTGGTCAAACAGAAGGCGTGGCTTTTTGTGAAGTAAATATGGAAAACAAAACTTTAAGTTCTTCTTGGGCGTTTTCTATAAATGACGGCACTACATCAAACTATATCGGGCTTCGCCGCTCTGGTAGTAGTGAGTTGTTTGCTCATATCATTGTGAGCGGCACAACAACGGCACTTATTGGAACGGGAATAACAACGGGAACGCATAAAATCGCCATTGCTTATGCCAATAACGATATAGCCGTTTATGTTGATGGTGTAAGCGTAGGAACCGACACCTCAAGCGGAGTACCAGCAACCAGCGTTATTGAAGTGGGTGACCTTGTTTCTAACCGATACTTTGACGATTCGGTTAAGCAATTCTTGCTATTCAAAACCCGACTAACCAACGACGAATTAGCATCCCTAACAACAATCTAAAATGTTCAGAAAATACGAATTTAAAAACGAAACAGAAGCCAACACCTACATCGAAGCATTAGGCGTTGACGAGGAAGGTAACCCAAGCCATCCTCATAGCATCGTGCGATTGGGTAATATAGTCCTAACCGAAGGCACATACGATTCAGAAGGCGAGGTAATAACCGAACCCGTTATTTCAAACAAATACCACGTGGATGTATTGTGGAAAGGTGATGCAGTAAGTTCTTGGGATAACAAAATGGTGTGGTGTCCACCGATGGGCGTTCATACGTTTGGAAGTTCAAGGGCAATCGCTGAATGGACTGAGAAGTGCAAAGAGTTGCATCCCGAGTATTTCCCCGAACCAAGTGACGAGATATGAAAACCTTTTTAGACGAAATAGGAATAAATATAATGCAATCAATAGCGGGGCTTTTTGGCTCGTTGTTGCTATTGGGTAAGGGTTCGGCTAAGAATATCAAGCAAACGTTTTTTGCTATCATCACGGGAGTGGCAAGTGCTAACTACATCACACCCGTTGTATGTTCGGCATTGTCAATATCCGAAACAAACTATCAAAATGGTGTTGCTTTTATTCTTGGCTTTCTTGGTTTAAAAGGAGTTGAGGCGGTGGCAAAAAGATTCTTTAAAGAAAAAATAGATGCAGATAATTAATGAACTTGCGAACCTTTTAATATGCGTAAATGCGACGTTGTTTTACATCTTCGTGTTTGGTAGAGATGTAAAGGCATTGGCTAAACTAAACTTGATCGAACAAGCCATGTTAAGAGTGGGCTTGGCTATCCCAGCGTTAGGGTCGTTGTATAACGTTCTAACGGCTCAGTATCCACCTATTCCCGAAATACTTATAAATATCGGATATGCCTCGTTGTGGACATGGGCGTCGATGTTTCATTATAATACCTTTGTAAAGAATGGAAAATAACTTCATACGGATAAACTTTGCGGAGAGCAAAATCCCAATTTTCAAGGAGAACAAATCCAAGGGCTTCTTGACTTATGGTGCGGATAATGCTTATCCTCAAATGTTGATTGATCTATTTAATAGCTCACCAAAGCACGGAGCAATCGTAACTCAGAAAGCTGACTTCATTGCCGGTGATAAAACCGAGATTGTAGCATACAACACAGAAGATGTTGCAAAAGCAAACGAGGCATTAGATTCAATTAACGCCTATGAAGATTTTGACAGCCTAAAATCCAAAATTGCTCAGGATCTTGAGTTATTTGATGGCTTCGCCCTTGAGATTATTTGGAACAAAGCAAAAACTAAAATAGCTGAGATTTATCATCTGCCTTTTCAGAATGTCCGTCACTCATTAGATGGGCATTATTTGTATGCTGAAGATTGGACTGCAAGAAAAGTTGAGCCTGAACAT